CAGAAAAAGAATGCCTGATGTGTTCCTCCTAAAACACACAAAATTGATACTATCTAAATCATTCACTGAATAGAATAGATAGAATGCGTTTTTGCCGCTGTGGATTTATGCTATATTTACATGCTGATGAAGGCGGACCCGTTTCCTATATCTGTAAGGCGTGTGGATATAGAGAACTTCTTGAACCAAAAACAAAGGAGGAAGCCTTGATGTTGGAAACGAATTTTCGGTCTGGCAGTTCTGCTGGCGGAGCAGCATCCGGTATAAATGTCAATTCCTATACACTGAATGACCCAACACTTCCTCATCTTCGCGGTACAAACGCACCGACGTGCCCAAAAGCCGAATGTCCTTCACAAGCCGATAGCGCACATCGTGATGTTATATATATCAAAACTGACCCGACGAACCTCAAATTTCAATATATTTGTGTAAGTTGCACATCACAATGGACCAATTGAGGATGTGAATTATTAAAATCAATACGAAAACATAATATTTTTTCGTATTGAAAATTATGAAGAAAACGTAGGCGAGAGTAGAATGCCGTGCGAGGAAGTTATGTCCGCAAAGTATCAAACCCGTAAATCACCGGCATACCACGCACAAGAATGTAAGGATATGACTAAAGCAGGAAAAGATGGAAACTATGTATCCAAGGCAGATTCACGGGGAATTTACAAATGGATGAAAGTACAACAAACACGAAAACTCAATTCCAAACGCAAATTCAAAAAATCCTATTTGATTCTTGATAATGGAACCAATCAATTTCGCGTTGAAATAAATGGAAAATCGGTAGAAATTTACAATGCGGTTATTGTGGGCGAAGATTGGGGCGATGTGGATTACCGAGAACTTGTGAAGAAAGTTACTGTAGAAGATATATATCCCGGTCAAGTACCTAAAGAAGAAGAAAAAGGCAAAGAGAAACTGTATAAGTGGTTTGAGGAAGGGGACGAGGGCAATAGTGTTCTTCTTCACGTCAAGGGGAATACATACATGTTCATTGGTCTAGCAATATACCAATTTACGATGGACGATGAGGTTGAAGCGTATTACTCGTATGTTGGTGCAAACCAGGTTCCGTATCCTGTGCTCCTCGGAACTAAATATGTATATTTTATGTTGGACCATACATACGTTCCACGAAGTCTGTTTCCTCCAACTATGAATGAACTCGAATGGGCAGATGCCTACAGTTATTATTACGGAATGAAAAGTATGAAAACAAGTGAAAATCTTCCAAAAAGGAAAAAACAGATTCAAAATGAGTCAATACATAAAATGAAAGGGTTTAAGATTATTTGGAACAAGAACAGAATGGTTGAATAGTCCTTACAGATATTACGCTTTAATCAAGAAGAATGGCGGAACTTAAGAAAATAGTCAGTCTGGTGGATCGTACAGATTTTGACGCGTACGCATATCCCGCAGATTGCGAACAAACCCAGTTTTATAAAACGCCAAAACCGTATCATAATTATACAAAGGAAACCGCAACATGGGCATTCGCCGGTAGCCCGAATTGGGCGCAACGCGTCGTATTCACAGTACCGAATCCATGGGAAGGCGATTTTCTAAATTGGATAGCCATACGGCTCAAACCGATGAGTTGGTTACCCCAGATTGCGCAACAACACATAGGTCCCGATATTGCGGATTGGATACCGAATGACCCTGCGAATTTTTGGATATGGGCGAATAGTCTTGGTACAGCCGCAATTGAGCGCGCAGAAATGGAAGTGGATGGCGTTGTGATTGAAACATTTAGTGGTGATTGGATGGATGTATGGAGCAAAACGCAGCAATCGGTATCACGGGGAACGGGGTTTGATGACGGATTGTTTAATAATCGTGCACAATTGACGTTTCAACAATTCAAAGCATCCGAAGATGGATACGTATATTGTTATTTACCTTTCTGGTTTTCTAAATTTACAAATGCTGCGTTTCCACTTCTTTCGTGCAAGGGTCCAGTTCGTTTTAATATAACGTTTCGTAGCTTTCCTGAAGTTGTGCGAAAAGTAACGAATTCAAAGGATTGTAAAGAATCACCTATCAATACTATACTTCCTGTTCGTGATTGTTCGTTTCCATTCAAAAAGATTGTACAAGTACAAGTGAATTCATCCGTTCCATCGTTTGAAACGGCAGATATTGTATGTGGGTTGAGCCATATTGATGGCGATTTGAGAGCTGCGTACTTAGACCCTGAACGACCGCATGAAATACTTATGAATCCAGTTGTTGAAGAAACGTACGCTGAACCCTTGAAATATGTCGTAAATAAGCCTACAGGTGATTCAATTCGTATTGCGTTACCGCTGACACACGCAAACGGTCCAATTCGACAATTACTTTTTTTTGTACGATTGAAATCGGCTGTAGAGAATTATAGCGATTATACAAATTATTCTGGCACCTTGAATCCCGACTCTACGTGGAATCCTGTCAAACCGTTATTACTACGTGCGCAATTGATGATAGGAACGGCGGTCTGGGCGGATGAGGGTGAAGCGTGGTGGCGATTCAAGAGTAACGTACATCTTCCCGGTGGTATTCGTGCGGCGGGAAATTACATATATGGATATAATTTCGCCGAGAATCCTGCTATATTTGACCCAACAGGGTCTATTAACGCGAGCCGCACAGATATGCGATTGAATTTAACGATAGCGCAACCTGCGGATACAGCAAATGAATTTACAGTTTCGGTATTTCTAGTCGGTACAAATTGGATACGCTTTGAGAAGAGTTTAGCAAATATCTTATTTATGGATTAATTTACTTCGCTAAAGTAAATGGCGGAACGGGGAAATAATGTAGTTCCCATTGAAGAATGGGATTACGAATTAATAAAGGATATTTTGAATCAATATATATTGCGGTTGAAAACACGCACACAAATAATAGTGGGTTCGCCTATAACTTTTAGAAATCAACTTATAGCTAATGCCCGTAAACAAACAAAAATAAAAACAAAAAGTCAGATAAACGCTGAAGTTTCACTCATAAATGACAAATTTCGCATTCAACATTTGAAATATTTACTTAAAAACTTACAAGAATTACGCACGCCAACAAACGCAAATAAACGCGGATATGCTAATTTTAATAAGTTTGATAGAGTTGTTGCTAGGGCGAATCAACTGTTGGAAAACAATGGCGAACTTATACGCGAATGGGAAATTAGTAAAGGATATCGTAAGGGTACGACCAGTAATGAAACTACAGTTACAGGAGCAATAGCAGCAGCAGATTCGGCAATCGCAGCATTGGAACAACGTCAAACAGAGGCTGCGCGTATATTAGCCGAACAAATCGCGAGACATAACGCAGCCCAAAGAGCTCTTGCTACGCCTGAAGTAACAGCTGCAACACCTAGTCATAGCGCAGGAGAAGTCGCAGGCGCAGGAACAGCAGGAAAAGCAGTAACAGCAGTAACAGCAGGAACAGGCGCAGTCGCAGGCGCAGGAGCAGACGGAGGAGCGTCATGGTTCAATCCTTTTTCTTGGGGGACACGAAAGAAAAATAGTGGTGCGACTGCGCCTGCGACTGCGACTGCGACTGCGACTGCGCCTGCGCCTGCTGTAAATGTGACAGCAGCCGGTTATTCTGGTGTTGGTGAACCTTCTTTGCTAGGTCGTATATTGCCACAATTTACACGAAGACAAAACAATAGACGAGCATCGCCAATAGCAACAACAGCAACAAGAACACCACAACAAGCACAAATGCCAACAGGTTTCAAACCTATGAGCGTATATCGTAATAAATGGAGAAATCAAAGAGATCCACGAACACAATCCCAAAATGTAGGACCACTTTATGAAAATACAAGTTTTATTCCTTACACGAACACGGTAGCAGAATCAACCATCGCACGTGCTCCTTCATCTTCTCAACCAGAAGGCAGAGTCATCAGAAATCCGTTACAAGGACCAGGAATCGCAGGAATCGCAGAAAGAGTCGCGGGTGCTTCATCTTCAAAAGCAAGCACTACAGCTGAGCGAGTAAAAGAGAATCCGTTACAAGGACCAGGAATCGCAGGAATCGCAGAAAGAGTCGCGGGTGCTTCATCTTCAAAAGCAAGCACTACAGCTGAGCGAGTAATAGAGAATCCCGTACATGGACGTGCGGGATTAGCAGTCGCAGCACCTCAAAGAATTGATCCTTGTCCAATATGTGTGGAAGGAGGACCAGCTCATGGCGGAGGGTCTTCAGACCCGGCTGCTCGAGCACGGATGCACGCAGAATGTGAGGCTGGAAGAAGAATTTGTCAACAACGACGTGCCATGGCGGGAGCCGCAGGCGCTGTCATAGCAAACCCATTTCACCAACATGGGCTTGCTACAGGAACGGCTGGCGCTGTTTCTGCCCCTTCGGCAGCACAAGGCACAGTTACAGCAAATCCCTTACAACAACTTGGGATGGCTTCAGGTAGCTCAGACGCTGCACCTCGTGCCCCTTCGGCAGCACAAGATACAGTCAAAACAAACCCCTTACAGCAACTTGGGATGACTTCACGTCCCCTGGGCGTACCACCCATTACAGCGGCATCACAAGGCACAGTTATAGCAAATCCCTTACAACAACTTGGGGTGGCTTCACGTGCCGCTGGAGCTCATACCGCCCCTTCGGTAGCACGAGGTACAATTATAACAAACCCATTACGAAATGCAGAACCCGTAGAACAAAACGGTTCAAATAATTCGCCTAGAGCATTACGTTCCCAAAGAAATGCCGCACTCGCAGAACGCAATGCCGCATTAGAAGCACAACGCATTTTACAAGGACGTTTAACATATAATCAAGGTCTATTCCAAGATCTGACAAGTAGGTATGGCGTTCTTTCGGCAAGAGCACAAGGTTTAAACACACAAATTGCCGCTTTACAAAGTAATTCAAGAGATCCGAATGCAAGACGGCAAATAGAACGTCTAACGACTGAATTATCCCAAAAACAGGAACAACTCGCGGCTCTTCAAGCACAAATAGCAGCTACGAGTTCTGCTACAGGTATTACTGGAAGCGCTGCTACTGCTGCTCCTGCTACTGGAGCAGCAAGCCCGCCACCAACAAACGCCCGTACGCGTGAAATTATACAACGCGCACGAAATACGATTGCGCAAATGGAAATAAACAGACAAGCAAGCCAAGCGCAAATTCTTGAATTACAAAACCAATTAGAAGCCGCGCGACGAGGAATACGTGCCAATACAACAGTTCGTACAAATACAAGAACGCGTGGAAATAACAGAGTGACAAGAGCAACAGGAGCAACAGGAGCAACAGGAGCAACAGAAGCAACAAGAGCAGTGGTAGCAGGCACACGACGAGCAACGGTGAACCGCCTTAAAGAACTCTATCGTATTGTCATACGTGATTATAAAGCACTTCTACAAAAACTAGGACCCGAATATCAAATTGCAGGTCCAGGCGAAGGCGCATAGTGCGTTTAAATTCACCAAAAAAATACTTGAACTACATTGACTGCCGTTTTGGCTCAGTGGTAGAGCGTCTCTCTTGTAAAGAGAAGGTCCGCAGTTCAATTCTGCGAAATGGCATATTCACGTTATAATTCTTACATTGAAATTCAAAGATTTGAATGTAAGGAAACAAGAATAACTTTATGCATCCCACGTCGCTATACGACTCAAGCTTATACCGAGTCCAGGATTCGCAATAACTTCACGAACAAGATTATAATGAAACGCAGTCACAGAGTCTAATCCACCCGCTTTGTATTCCGTTGTTAAACAACCCGCATAATGGTTATCTGTATCTGGTAGATTACCGTAATTGAGAAGCATAGGAATTTTACGAAGGTCCGAAACCACGCCCCCAAAATACGTGCGCATTAGACCACCCGAAGGTGCCATCATATGACGCAGAATTCCACTTGGAAGATTCAGCAACATCAACGTATCTCCCTCATACGATACAAGAACGGAATCAATTGTATTCACAAGTTTGACTCCGTGCTTCTCAGCCAACGAATTCATAAGTTTTTGTACAATATCCGGCGTAGCATCCGATAGGCTAAATACAGAACATAGACAATTGTTTGGAGTGTAGATTTCCGTAGAAACAGTTTTTACAACCGATTCTTCAATACGACGAAAGCGAAAACCTTTTTTTGAACAGAATACAACTTTATCATCACGGATATACAATGTTACATCTTCGGCTAACCAAGGGTGGTTCGATAATACCTTCACAGTATCATTAAGATGTTGAAGTTGCTCACTAGGAATATCAGTACTCAGGAATCGCATTGTATCTACAGACTTTATACAAAGATTCAATTTATCAATTTTTGGTCAGCATTCCCCAATATATTCAAGACGACATTGTAAGATGGATGCCGTCTTTGTTGAAATGAAAGATGTTGAAGAACTACGTGGCAGTATCAATGCAAAAGTCAGTTTAGCAAATAGGCTCAAGAGACCTAT